GGCCTGGTAATCCGCTTGATCGGCCAGGTCGTAAGCTATCTTCTGCAGGTAGTTATGGTTCGGCATAGGCAGATTGAGCCTGTCCCGTTGCTCGACCATCCGCTCGATCGCCAGCGCCCAGGTCCGAGGCTGACAGGCCCGGGCAACCTTATGATCGACCTGGACATACCCGGTGGCAACCAGCTGCCGAAGTTCGGTCAGCAGCCTGACGGCCTTCTTGGCCTGGATTGCCCGACCGGTTACAGGCCGGAAGAGGCCGAGATAGTGGAAAACCACCTTCTCAACATCCTTCGGCAGCTCGACCAGCACGGCGCAGATCAGCCGGTGCTCAGTTTCGGAGAGGAACCATTCGATCGGTGCGACGGTCCCGCATGTTTGGCATGTTCCTTTCATTTCTATCTCCGACTACCGGCCTTCTTGCCGGTCTTTTTTCTGCTGATATTTGCTTCTTTTCCGGCCTTCATTGTGGATACAACCGGCGCAGACTTGTTGGTATTGCGCGAGATCACACCACTCAATGGACATCTTTACGTCCATCTGCATCTTGCAGGGTATGTCAACGTTTTGGCTCATCACTTACCTTCATCCTCTTTAAATAACCGGCATTTTTCGGCAATCTCCCGGTCACTTAAAACGACGGTACCGTCATCGTCGGGACCGTTCCGTCTGGCAAAAGCATCCCCCCTGACATAGTTTCTCGCAGGCCTGCCACTTTGCCTCGGATCTCTTCTGATGAATTCAACGACATACTTCTGACCGCCGATATCGCTAAACAGAATCAATTTTGTTCCTGGCTGTATCCGATTGGCTCTCATCAACTCCCTCCATTCAGGCTGCTTTTCAAACCGAAGGAACCACCCTCCGATGACCCCGGCGTACCGGGGTTTCGCTTTGTTAATCTACCGGAATAAAATCACTGGGAAGCAATATGGCAAAGTGGGGAACCTTGCACACAGGACACTCAAAGTTGATCTCGACCCCGTCCTCTTCCGCGTTGAGCTCGATAGTCAACAAGGTTGGATCCACGGATACTTTACAGTTTGGACATTCCATTTTTTTCTCCCTTACCCCTGACATCCACAGTTAACAGCCGACCCCTTACCATTCGTATACGACCCCAGGTAATGACCACAAGTGACCTTCTTCTCCGGATCTTTCGTGCTCACACACACGCATTCAATCGGACAATCCGCCACCGTGCAGATCGACGTGATAACCGCAACCCGCCGCACGCCTGCCTCTTTGACATCGGTCGTTTCCATATCACACCCCCGCAACATCAAGGGGGATCTGCTCCCAACGATCGGTATCCTGCACCCGTTCATAGATCCGCACATACTCCCGACTGCCGGCCACAGTCAGACTGTCGTTGATCGCGGCCATGGCCCGCAGCCACCGCTCATCCTCGATATTGAATTTCCGCAGGGAGAGGATCCGCTTGGCGTTGACATTGCCCGCACGATCGACAGAGAAGGCATCGTTCACCAGGGCCTTCAGCTCAGGCCCGGAAGACGCTGTCCACTCATTGAGACATTGGTCGATCAGATCTTTCGCGACCTGCAGCCGCTCGTCAAAAACAAATGACTCGGCGACAGCCCGCATTACCCGGTACCGGCCGTCAAAGCTCATCAACGTCACGTTCCCTTTATTGCCGCCCAGGCTGGTGTCATATTGCGAGGCAGAAAGCTCTATGAACAGCTCAATATTCTCAAATGCTGACTGCTTAAAAACCTGCAACATGGCTTTGACGTCCTTCGCCTTGGCCACCAACGCCTTCACCAACTCATCCCTTATCTTGTCGATATCCTTTACCATCGACTCAGGGACCAGATGGCCCCTGGCGTCTTCCATGTACCCCTCGGGGATTTGCTTAGATTGCGACATGTTTCTCTCCAAAAATATTTTTAAACGTCACCTTAGAACTCAGATAATCCGCCACACTTGCAACAAACGACTCGGCCGCAAGCTTCGCTACCTGCAGCTCATAATCGGATTTTGAATCGCGAGAACCATCACAATTCAAAAACGCCTGCAGCTGCTCGGAAAGAGCTTCCGCACTGCTTACCACGTCCGTCCTTCCGGCTTCCAAAACCTTGAGCAAAACAGTAGGAGGCGGGGTAACTTCTGCTATCAACCCGCCAAGATCCTTTTTCATGCCCCGGATTATTTCAGATTCTACTTCCATCCCGGCTCCACTTACTGCAGGGTGGATCTCGTTCAATTGCACCATTATCTGCTTTGCTGTTTGAGCTGCGTGAAGCATGTTCAATCTCCTGTTAATCCCTGATTAAATCAGTATTATTTTCACATCGCATGCAAGCGCGATACAGTTGCACCCTAAGTGGATTGGCAGCAGAGAAAGGCGTCCGCCGCTCAGTCACACACCTGGTTAAAACGATATCGCCAAGCACCGGACAACCGACCACCCGAGTACCAAAAACCTCCTCGACTCTGGCAAGAATCTTATCCAGCGCCCCCTGATAGCTACCGCTAAGCACCTGGCTGACTGTGGCGGTTGAATAGCCGAGGAGTTTTGCAACTCGAGTCTGGCTCTTCTGGGCAGCAACGGCATCACGCAACAAATCGAGCAGGCTATTCTCTGTCATGGTTTCCCTCCCATCACCGCTTCAGCATTAGGCCGTCCGTGGCCGTCCTCGCTCCACATGACCTTCTTCAGGTTTTGATCCCAGACACGCTTGACCCGCTGAACCATCGGCGGCTTCGGGCCGGTGAACATGTGGCGGAGGAAGGTATACCGTCCGCCCTGGTCCCGGCGCAGATATCCGGCCCTGTGTAAATGCCTGCAATAATCCTCGGCACTGCTGCTCGCCACCGCACAATCGGGCGTAGTCGCATTTATCGCAAGATCCTGAATGGTAAAGACCTGCAGGATATACATGGCCCGCCACATATTTATCCGGCCCTGCCCCTGGGTGACCGCAGTTCCGTCTCGTTGCACCCTGGGTGCATCGACACCGACGTCTTTTATCAAGGTGAACAGCCTCGTTTTCTCTCCTGTTTCCTCCCGCAGATATCCGGCATTGGTCAGTCCACGGACATAATCCAGCACCGAGGAAGCATCCAGGGTGGTCTCCAGGAAGATCTCTCGTACCGTAAAGACCTTCTTGTCACGGATCACCGCCCACATGGCCTCCCGGCTGTCAAAACCGTTCAGCTTATCCATCGGTTTCCGGTTCACTCGTTTCGTCATTTTCTTCATCGAACAATCCTCCGCTCCGGTGGTTCGCCGGTGTAAAACTTCCGCGATCCCCATTCCCCCAGGTCGATCGAATCAAGGCCGAGGCCAGCGGCATGTTCCTGCACCAGCCCCAGGTTGACGACGATCCGCCGTGCAGATCCCCGGCTTGCGTTATGAATGGCCTGCAGCAGATCGGTACCGATCTCCATGTTATGGACATACAGCCTGGCCAGATGCTGGCAGTCGTCAAAGTCGGCAGGCTGCGCCGGGACCCAATCCAGAACCCGACCGTGAAAACGCTCCCATCGTTTCAGTTTGTCCGGCAGCAACTCCTCACCGATCAGGAGAATAGCCGCCCTCGACCCCTCATAGATATCCCGGATCATCTCCACAGCCTCGCGCTTGACAATGTGGTCAAACTCGTCAACAATCAGCGGCCTGCCCGAGTTGGACAGCTGCCGGCAAACCTGCTCGATCATCTCATACATGGTCTTTGCCGGGGGAATGCCCATCTGCTGCAGGATAGCCAGGAGCACCGCCTTCTTGGTCCAGGTATCCATGCACTGGATGTAATAGGCGTCCTGGGTGTTAGCGACGTAGGTAGCCGCGGTTGACTTTCCCCATCCAGATGGCCCGTAAAAGCAGACGAATCCAGGCAGATGGAAAGGCCGGTCGACCGCTCTCAGCAGTGCCTTGCTGCACATGCTCACGTTGGTGAGTGGCGCGGTTGTCGCGTACACTCCCGTTTTTTGATTGTTGCAAATCTCTCTTTGTGTCATACTTTCTCCGACTTCATAAGGTGTACGTAAAAACTCCGGGACATCCTCCGGAGCGGTGTTCAAGCCGTGGTTGACGCCACGGCTTTTCTCCTTCCCCTGCTACTGCGCAGCCTGCCGGCCAAGGGTATCGGCGACAGACTTAAACGCCCTGAAACTTGCACTCTTTCGATACGCCTCATAAAACAACATCTCTTTCTTACTGAGTGTTTCACCTCCTTCCAGCCGGGTATCCAGCCCGTTCCAGAATAAGAATTTCCCTTTATCGTCATCAGGGATGACGACCTCTGCAGCCTTAGCCTCCATCTCCAGTTGTAACGCCTCTTTATCCGCTTTAATCCTGGCCGGTGCCGAGCTGATCTCGATCACCTTTGACGACGGCTGCAGGTCGATAATGCCGCGGCGTTCCGCCTCGATCTCTTCGAGGTTATCCAGCTTGATCTTGGCCCGACGCCTGGCCCGCTCGTTGGCAGCTTTTTCAACCAACGGCAGCGGGAAGAAATGATCTTTGTTTTGCTCGAACAGGGCGTAACAGATAAGGCGTCCCTCGCGGTCCCAGACCTGGACCTTCGAGCCGTCGTGAATGTCGTATCCGATCTGCAGCTCCTGGCCTTCGTAGTGTTCAAGTATGCTTGCGAAATAGGTATTCGTGCCGAGAGAAACCGACGATCGCACAACCTTTCGGGCTATCCTCGGCCTGAAGAGAATTTCGACTTCCTGCTCGGAAAGCTGGTGTTCTTCCTGCTTCCAGCCGTTAACGGTATGCCAGGCCCACGCCTCGAAAGGAGACATGTGGCGCCGTAGACCGGTCTCGGGATCGTTGATCTTCGGCAATGAGGAATGAGGACGACGGTTGTAATCTTCGACCTCTTCCTGACAGAAGGAAAGAAACGCCGACCAGGACATCAACACCTCACTCTTATCAGACTTCCGGAAGTCCTTTTCCATCAGCAGGTACACGTTGCGCTTAGTAAGAGTGTCCATCTCCTTGCCGACAAACGTCGGCAGTTTCTTTGCCGCACGGATCCACAAGGTAGCGTTCAATCGCTCGATTATCCCACGGCCCTGGGCGTTCCCGGCGATACCGGTCTTGTGCATGGTCCCGAGTCGCGGGAATAATCCGGTAAACTCATCGGTGTTGATCTGCGCCTTGTTGCCCGATCCGCCGTCAGTGTAGAGGATATTGAAGACACCGCCGTACCGCTTCCCGGCACTGACGGTTGCCGCATGGCGAACCGCATCGGCGACCGTCGTTGCCGACTCGGCAAGGCCTGCCGACCAGCCGACTATCACCCTGGTGGCCGCGTCGATGATCGCGCAGATCTCCGGCTTGAACGGCTTGCCGTGGATTGGGTGAGCGACCTTTGCCTTGAAGGAATGGCCGTCGCATATCCCGATATCGAGAGGACTGAACTCGCTGGTCTCCCGTTGGCGATAGCCCTTCAGCGCCTTGAAAGAGGATCCGGTCTTGCGGCCACGCTCGCGGTCAAGACGGCTGCGCTTATCGTGGAATCGGCGGACCTGCTGATAGCTCGGCATGCCGATATCTTTCGGCAAGATCTTTGCCATAGCTTCCATGGCCTGGGGAATTGAAGGGTTGCTCGGGAGCTGATAGCACTGCATAAAGAAAGGAGCCCAGGGCGGGATCTCTTTTTTCTCGACATCCTTCGGAGCGAACGCCGCAAGGCCCTTCTTGTCCATATCCTTCCAGCGGAATATCATGCTCTTGCTGATTTTCCGGCCGGTCTTGCCGCCCCTGGCATTGGCTCTCTCGATCATTGCCTGCAGGTGCTCGGGCAAGGTGCCGCTGTTTGCCTGCTGGATAAACTCCCGGATCGCATGATTCGTCCCGTACTTACGCTCCAGCCGCTGGAACTCCCGATAAAGGGCAACTCTTGCATCCATTACCTCGCGCTGCCAGTCCTTCAATTCGGTCAGTTTTGGCAGCTGATGATCGACCACGGCCAGGGCTCCACCCGTTGCAATGGCAACACTCGTCGTCTTGTTTATTTCCTGCCGCCGCTCGCCGGGCATCAACGCGACTAGATATTTTTTAACCACAAGGCCGCGCTCAAGCTCTTGAATGCACGGCCAGTTTTCCACTTGCGCCCAGCGGTTAACGGTACGCCTGGCTACTCCGAGCATGTCGGCTAATTCCGCTTCAGAAAATCTTGCTTGAGATAACGACGCAGGTGCATTCATTGGTTTAGCCTCGCAGGTTATCCAGGTTCAACATCAGAAGATCAAACGCCTTATTAAGCGCTTCTTTTTCCTGGAATATCTCGACCACAACCCACTCGGAATTACGCACCAGCTTTTCGATTATCAGCCGGATAGGATCCGCCCGATAGATGTCGAAGCCTGCGGCTAGAAGTTTTTCGGTATTGCTCGCCTCGGTTGAATAACCGGTCTCAGGAATGCGATGATTGCCGTTCTGGCTGATCGCTCCCCGGATCGCGTCAAGATGGTTGACGACGGTCAACCTGTCGGTGGTTTTCCAGTTACTGAATATCTCTGCCTGAACGGCATTTAAAAAGTTGTTGAAGGCTTCTTTAAAGAGCGGATCAATCCGCGATTCGTTGTCTTTGCGGGGCCGTTTTGACTTGGCCTGATCCTTGTCGTGCTTGGCATCTTCGATAATTGCGAGGGACTTACTGTCCTTTAATGCCCGGACCGTTGCCCTTATATGGGCAGCGGTGACCTTGCCTTCCGGTGCGGTCTCAAGGGATTGCAGCCAGGCCTGGCGTTGTTCGTCCGGGGTGAGGCCGACCAGGGCGCGGGCTTGCGATTCATTTTGAGGCACAGAAAAAAGTGCGCAATTGCGCACTTTTTCTGAGTCAGCTTCGAGCTCGATTACCCGCAGGTTTCTTACAACATACGCGGCGTCAATGTATTGTTCTGCCGTCCTTTTTGCTATGTCAAGAACGTCCCTGCTATAGTCTGCAAAGCAATGGTGCGTTGATTTATAGAGCTTCAACCGGAAGATCTCTTCCAATGTCTCGCCTATATCTATATAGGCCTGTCTGACCACGTTAAAAACCTTCTCCTCCAACTTCTTGCGCAGGTCCCCTTCCTTCGTCGTCAGCGGTATAAGTTGTGTCAAATACAGATCTTCCATTTCCTATTTCTCCATTTCTTCTAGAAATCTCATGCGCTTCCGTTTCTCTGCCCTTGCCCTGCTTTCGTCTTCTGCTAATCGCTGGATCTCCGCCCGCAGCGCTTCCGGTCCGGGCATGGCAAACATATCGCCGCGCTCGGCCAGCAGCCTAATAGGCTCACGGTTGCCGGTCGCCCGACAGAAAGCCGGCAGGTACTCAGCCGGTATCCGGTGCCGGTCTTTCGATTCGGCGGTCCATGTATCGATTGTTGACTTGGTGACTTCGACGCCAAGAAGATGACTCATCTCCCCGGCTATTTGATGCCGTGACAAAGGGCATTGTCTGATAGCCTCAACCAGAGCCAGTCTCAAGACGTTGGCGATATCCATCTCACCCTCTTGCGCCTGCTCGGTGACCCTGGCGGAACACTCCTTTATCACGTCGAAAAGCGACAATTGTCTATTGTCTACTTTTGACTTGCGTTTAGACATTGTTTACTTTCCGCTTTTTAGGTACATTGCTGCTGGGGAGCCACTGTTTCCGTAGGTCGAACTTACGCTGATTAGCCTGTTTCTCTATCTCCAGTCTGAGTAATCGCGGCAAAGCAGCCTCGGATTCTGGCCCCCAGCATTCGCCCCAGGTAATACCGATCAGTTTGGCGACAGCCTCTTCGATTTTCCGGTTAGATCGGACAACGACAGCGCCGTCGGCGCGCAGACGGGTCACCCTTTTTATAATCTTCTGGGTGATGTGGTAACCGTGGCCGATCTCTTGCGCGATGGCGCTGACCGTCAGGCCACGGAGCTTGATAAGTTTTTGAAGATTATTCATTGATTTTGCTCTTTTTTTGTTTTGGTCTAGATGCTCTCTATTTATAGACACAGTAATCTACAATTATAGAATATGTCAAAAGAAAAATCTGCAATGGTAGATATTTCTTCACGGTTAGATGAGCTTGTTAAAGAGAAAACTAACGGGATCGCAAGTAAGTTCGCAGATTCTGCCGGGATAAACTCCAAGACATTCCACACTTATCTTAACGGGAGGACTCCAAGCGCAGATGTGCTTTTCTATATTTGCAGAAAATACAACGTCAATCTTAATTGGTTGGTGGCAGGCATTGGCCCCAAATACATAACCGCCCAGGGCGAGCCCCATGTCCTGGACCCGGATCCGGAAATCGCCGACTTAATGAAAGGAGCTCAGCGCGTCCTGACCAGCGGCAACCCGATAGCCTTCGACGCCCTGGAGCGAAATATCAGATACTTCGATCACGCGATCGAAGCGGAAAGACAACTCAATGAAATGAAATCAGATGTGGAAATGATCAAGGCCGAATTGGCCAGACTGAAACGCGAAAACTTGCGTCTCGACTCGGAAGCCGAGGAACCATCTTCAAGGAAGAAGGTAGGGTGATTTATGCAGTGTTTTAGTACCACGGCTTTGCATTAAAAAAATCGGTATAAATACCTATCTTTCAACAAGTATCTATACCCGCCAGCGGACAACTTAATTTTAATCTCCTTTTGTCCTGACTTTTGAGTAGACTATCGCATCCTTCTTCACCTTTTCACAAATCCTAATTTGATCGTGAGACAGGCCAGTAAAATCGAAGTCATCAATGGATCGCTTTGTATATTTCAAATAGGAAATATGTCCAACTCTTGTTGATAGACTCTCGACATCTCTAATGGTCATTACTACTGGATATTCATCGACAACTAAATCAAGCACTTCGTCATGTATTGCTGACATTTTCCCCTTAAACTTATCATCGCTGTAACCGTAGCAATAAGCTATCTCTGGATTTTCCCTCAGTATCGGATCTAGAATAACGTCGTAGCTTGACTTAACCCTCGACAAATACTCTTCCCTTGTAACCGTCTGTGCAGCACATCCAACCAGGGAAACGGCAATAGTAACAGCCATCAAAATCGCTCTCATACTTTTTCACCTCACAAGTTTTCAATGCTCAGTCCGATCACAACACCGACGGCCAGGATAATCAAATATTTAAGCCCCTGCAACTTGATTAAATAATGTAGTGAATATTTGACAGGGAAATGTCCAAGCCTCTGCACTTTTACCGTTGCCTCAGAAAGACTTCAAACCCACGAAAGAGAAGGGTTTGAAGTCTTTCAACCGATTACCAGTAATGTCCATCACAATGCCCAGACCTCTTGGACATTGTGATCTTGTCCTAAACACTATAGAACCCAGGGAAAATGGGAGTTCTCATTTAATACACCAAATAAAAAAGTGGTTTCAAATCACGACTACAATCGCAATTTTCGACCACTTTTTTCTATCACTCGATTGAGACCACTTCAAGCAACTTTCACTTAATTTTCTGTAACCATTTCACAACCTTTTAAACCAATTTTCTTTATATTGCTGGGTTTCAATCCATCTACCCCCGGACATGCGGCAAGAATCGGCACAACTATTTCC